AGTTTATGTCCTTCAGGTACACGCCAGAATGAACGACACTCTCTGCCATACGGTGCAGACACTGATGGCACTTGTGCTAGGTTGGGGCTGTGGTGCGTCATACGTCCTGTTACAGCACCGTTGGTGATAACCCTACCATGCACCCTACCGTCCTTCTCATGGGTTAACCAAGAATCTATCTGCGCGGCACGTTTCTGTAGCATCAGGTACTCGTATATCATCTTAGCTTCTGGTATGTCGATACCCTCTAGCACCTTCTCGTTGACGATGATAGCACCTTTCTCAGTCTGTAGTTTAAACTTCACACCTACACCTTCTAGGCGTTCTGCTATCTGCTTGCGAGAGCCTACGTTAAACTCTGTCACCTTGTCCTTCAGACGCTTCCCTGTCTTCTCGCTCCAACGCTCCTCCACTATTGGTGGAAACACTTTCTGTAGTTCCGCTGTTATCGTTCTCATCTTGTGTGTTATGTCTTGCCACAACAAAGTTGCTTGCTCTACGTCTAGCATGAAGCCGTTGCGCTCCTGTTGAGCCGTAATGATAGCTACCTTCCTTTCTAAATCTACGCATTGCTCTGAAAATTCCTCCCGCTTCAGTGAATCAGTTAAGTGTTTATACAGCCTAGTTGTTAGTGCTACATCTTGTATACAGTAGTCCACCATCTCTGGTGTTAGTCCACCGTCATAGTCATCAAAGTCTATCTTAGGATCGCCAAAGCGTTTGCCCCAAGAATCCAGGCTATGGCCGCCTTCCAGAGAAGGGTTGTATAGTCTGCTGAGTACTAGAGTGTCTATTAGAATGTCTACTGGAATGTGTATTCCCCACACTCTCTCTAGCACTGGCGCATCAAAGCCTATGATGTTATGGCCTATAACGCCTTTACAGTTGAGCAGCACAGGCTCTAGGGTGTCAGAGTTGTAATGCTCTAGCACCTCGCCAGTGTTAACGTCCTGAGTAACCACTACCCAGATGTTGTCGTGACTGGTGTTTGTTTCTATGTCCAACGTAATCAACATAGTATTGCCTCGCTGTAGTGTCTTTGTTGCTGTGCCTGTTGTACGGATTTATGTACGCTAGTTGAGCCTTGCTCTCTTGTGTCTCACTTATCCAACTGCCAATCTTGCTCATATTCTTGACTCTCCATTACAGTGTCTGATTCTGATCGTAAGTCTTCTCTGTCGATAGTGTCAATGTCGTCAGTGTAAAAGTAGCAGTCATTGCACATATCTAAATACTCTCCGCTGATTGCAGATTTCCTAGTAGACTCAAAGTCTGATAAAGCCTTGTTACACGCTATGCATCTCATTATAGACCTTCCTCTTTAATTTCAGTCATTCTACCTGTAGTCTGGTCAAATAGCAACCCACCTGCCTTGCCTGTAGTGCCGCAGAAGCGATTCTTCAGCACCCTGACATGGGTTGTATTTCTCTCTACAGGGTCATCAGCCTGACCATTTCTCTCTAGCCCTATCACCATATCAGATAGCTGTGCAATGGATGCAGAGCCTCTGAGTTGCGATAGACTGCTAACAGCACCTTCCTCATGGCCTTTACCGTCTGGCCGCTTCAGGTGACTAACCATAAACAATGTTATTCCTGTCTCTTGCACTAACATTCTCAGCTTGGTGCAGCCGTTGCTCTGCGCTGACACAACAATACTAACGTGGTCTAAGAACAGAAACTTTGTGTCTAACGCCTTAGCCATGTAGCGACAACGTGCAATGATGTTATCAACACTGGTGCTACCAAAGTGGTCAAATAGGTAGAGTCTGTTAGTTCCCATCGTAGTCTCAAATGCTTCCCAACGCTCCTCCTCCGTACTCTCTACATCTGGTAGATGCAACGGCTTGTTAGCCGCCAGAGACATCAGCGATAGCGCAGTCTTACGTGCATTCTCCTCTAGAAAAAGCAGACCAATGTTCTCCTCAGAATGCTTGAGAATATGCCACACTATCTCTCTCACAAACTGAGACTTACCTAGCCCTGAACCTGCCGTGATGGTGACTAACTCAGCCTCCCTGATGCCATAGGTTAGCTTGTTCAACTCAGCCCACGGATATTGCACTGCGGCCTTCTCTACTGGCTTGTTAACCTCCTCCCAGAGACTAGCACCGTTGATGATACCGTCTGGCACAAACTTCTCTGCTGCCCAGAATGCGGCAATGAATTCTCTGGTATCGTTGGCCTTCAGGTAGTCGCAAGCGTCTTTATGGCCGTTGGTATGCTTCACAATGGCTGATTTACCACCAAACAACTCTGCAACCTCTCTCGCGGCCTTTGTACCTGCCTCATCTGCATCAAAGCATATAACAATGGCATCAAAGCTATCCAGATATTCGTATGCGGCTTTGCAATCTTTCAGCGCACCTCCTGCACCGTTCCTGACACTGACGCATGGGTACTTACTGCCTTGCATCTGGTATGCGGCTGCGGCATCAAATTCACCTTCACAGATGGTGATGTACTTAGCACCGCCATTGAATAGTTGTTGACCGAATAGACCAGTACCTG